CCATAATTACCACGGGTGATGGAGTTGTAAATCTTCTTGCTAGAGTGCTTGGCTCAAAGGTCGGTGCGAACTCAGCACTAGGTCAAGTAATGGGCGGTACTACACTTGTTGCACAAAGTGCATTTTCTAAATTAGCACAAAAAACCATTGAGAAAGTGCCAGCACTCAAAGTTCAGGGAGTACTTACAAAAGCAATGGACGATAAAAACTTTATGGCAATGCTTTTGGAGATGAGATCAAAAACACCAAAGCAAGCACAGACTCGTATAAATGCGTACTTGTTGCAAGCCGGGTTGCTAGAAGATTGACAAAATAAACAACACCAAGTAACCTAATCATTTACAAAAGGGCTGTAGTAATCCCTTGTAGTAATGCTGGTGGGGACATCAGCGCAAGCCACTCGAAAGGGTGGCTTTTTTTTGCACTAAACTTTTTTTTAAGAATTTTGCAAAATGTGTTGACAGACCAAAATTATTGCTCTTTTCTGCGATTATCGCTAACAAAAACACCTAGTGTTTATCAGTGATGGGTTGTCACTCGCAAGAGGGATGCGCAGATCACTATTAAATATATAGGTTAAAACAATAAAAAAAATAAAATAAATTAATAGTTTTAACGAAATGAATAATACTACTTTACAAACGCCAAATCGCTTAGTAGAGGTAACTACAAAAAATTTACCTACTACAAGAATGACTAATACCCCTATAGTACTCGATTTCGTAGCACCTCCGTTGCGAGTTATACCCATTAGTGAACTAATTTACACTTATCTTGACTGTCGTGCAGTTAATTTTTCACCACCTTCATATAAAACGATGAAGGCATGTGCTGGCATTTTTAAGCTAGTGCTTTCTGACTTGGGTATGAATGTGGACATGGACACAAGGTACTTGGGTGGCACACATCCTCAGTATAATCTTACTCTGCCTGCGCACTACGCACAGGTATATCCACAACACAAGGAAAGGTTAAGGCGTGCGAAGAGTTTATTCAGTCGCAACATGTGCGAGTATTATGTGACTTGCGGAATCGAAGCTCGCTTCTTTAGCAATTGGACTGCACATCGAGTGAGTCCGATTGGCGTGAAGGCATTTATTCCCACAGATGCAATTGATCGCATCATTGCAAAGTGCGAGGAAGTTCGCTTTGAGCGACCTAATATTTACCTAGCATTCTTGCTTGGGTATGGGCTTGGCTTGCGTAGATCGGAAATACAACGCGCAAAGTGGGCTGATTTTTATTCAACGCTTGATGGCAATAAATTGATACGTGTCTGGCAACCCAAGAGCATTAAGCGTGCAAAGCCTACAGACTTTGAGGATCGTCCATGCGATCCAACGTATTGGAACATGCTCCAGGATTTGCGTGGTCAGGCAGGTTCTGATGCATTAGTGTTGGATACACCAAAGGGTTTTCTTCCTAGAACATTTAACACTTTTTTAAAGAACGAGTGTGGCGTGAAGGAAACCTACCGCATACATTTATTACGTAAGTACTGTGGTCACAGGATAATGCGTAGTGATGGTATCTATGCAGCCAGCAAGGCGTTGGGTCATGCAGATACAAAGATCACGGACAGGATTTATAGTGGGTTGCCTCAGTTGAAGGCATCCTAATTTAAACTTCTAATTTTAAATGGCGGTAAAAATAATAAATAATTAACTACAAATGACTACTTACAATCACACAATAGTATTCAATGGAATAGAGTTAAATATGAAAGAGGGTGGACAAGTCGAGGTATTTTGCGACAGGCCAAGCGTAGTCCAAATCAAGGATTTGGAACAAGTATTAGAGTTTTTGTCTACTACTACTTTAGCTCAAAGCGAAGAGGCATCTCAAACTTCATTTGATTGTCCTCAATCGCTTTACAACCAGCACGAAGAATCAGGTCATACACTTGAGCCTGGAGAAGCCCGGTACTTTCCGAAAGACCTTTAACAGTTTTCCGCACTTGCGGAGATAATCGAATTGACACGGGTTTTGTTAAGTTGGGTTTTGATGGCATAAAACGCACAGAACTACACTAAGGACTACATGTCAATACAAACATACAAAAATAATAAATAAATATAATAACATGGCATTCTTACCAAGTAATATAAAAGCACCATCAGAAGGTGGTGGTGGCGCTGGAAACTATATGAGGTTTCAGCAGGGAGATAATAAGTTCCGAATAATCGGAAGTAGTGATGATAAGCCTACTCCAGGCTTTATATGTGGAACGTTAGGCTGGGCAGTTGTGGATGGCAAGAAGCGTCCTATTCGTTGGGCAGAAGGTGAAGAAGCACCACAAGCATTTGAGGATAAACCACGCAGTTTTTATGCGTTTGTGGTTTATAATTATGCAGAGAGTAAGGTGCAGATTCTTGAAATGACGCAGACTAAACTACAAGCAGAGTTGCTTCAGCTTGCTAATGATGAAGATTGGGGTGACTGCCGGAAGTACGACATTAGCGTGGTGCGTAATGGTGAAGGATTAGAAACAACCTATGCGATGAATCCAAAGCCAATCAAAAAGTTGGATGAGGACTTGCGAGCTATTGCGAAGGCAGAACTGAAACGCATTAACCTCTATCGTTAAGGCAGAATTGAAAGCAATAAATCTACCGGCATTATTTGATGGCGAAGATCCATTTGCAGCATTTACACCACCAGCAGAGGAGGATGAGGACGAAGTCCCATATTGATATGTTACGTCCTAATATTAGTAACGAGGACTATCATGCAGACCCTGCGTTGGGTTCGAGCCGGGCAAGACAATTGCTCGGCTCTTGCCCACTGAAGGTGAAGCATTCGATGGGACAACCAAGTCCGAGCACGCCAGCATTATTAAATGGCAGTCTGGTACACACTGCTACACTTGAACCTGCATTAGTTGACATTGAATTTGGATGCAAGCCAACGGAGATTGATGGTAACTCATCACGCACCAAGGCATACAAAGACGCAATGGCAGAGATGGAAGAAGCAGAACCAAGCAAGCGTTGGTTGCCAGAGTCTGACTATAATATGTGCATGGAAGTAGCTGCATCTGCACGCCAACATCCATTGCTAATGGAAATGTTGTATCATCCATCAAGCAAGACTGAACACACAGGATTCTTCGAGATCGAAGGCACGCCATGCAAGGTTCGTCCTGACCTATATAATAGTGAGACAGGAATGGTGCTTGATCTAAAAACTACATTAGATGCAAGCGAGAAAGGCTTTGCTAAAAGCGTGCGTCAATTTGGCTATGCGTTTCAAGCAGCATTCTATATGACAGGATTACGAGCTATGGGCGAGCGTCCCAAGCAATTCGTATTCTTGGTGGTTGAGAAGTCTGAACCATATGCAACTGCGTGTTATGCTTTGGACAACAACGATATTGAAAAGGAGATCCCACGAGTGCTTGAGTCGATCAAGTTGTATGGTGAATGCTTACGGACAGATGTATGGCCTGGCTACACGGATGACATTAAAACGCTAAACCTTGGTGGATTATTTACAACTAACAGACTGAGCATAACTCAAATTGCAGATAAGTTTAGAGTGAGTCGTAGCTTTGTTTGCAAGGTTGTAAAGAAGCATAAATTAGAACAACGAAAAGTGGGTAATCGCAACATGGTGGACATGACTGAATTTTCTACTGCTCTTCGTTGGGAAAATGAAAGGAAGTCTGCGTAGTGGGAAGAAATCAAGGTGCAAAGAAATATCTTATCACGAGCAAGAAAGCATTAAAACTCATGGGATATAAATCTCAGACCTCGCTGGATCAATTCCATGAGGATGAGGGATTAACCTGTTACATAATTGATGGAACGAATGGTCGAGGTGGACGTGGATTTGCATGGGATAAACGAGAAATTAACAAATGGTTAAAAACCGAAGGAAGGAGCAGTGAAGAATGGCTAATCGATTGAAAATAAACGAGATGGATAAAGTGCTGGGGTATGCTGAAGCTCATATTGAGCAACAGAACTTTGAAGGCGCGGTTGTGGTATTACACGCAGCAATGACGCAGTTAGTGGCTACATTGGCAGGTGAGGATATGAATAATCAAAGTGATCCTGACATTACTATATATACTAATAAGGAATGCATGGTATCAATTAATGATATCAAAGAGATATGTGCTAAGACTATTGGCGTGACTATCAAAGAGTTAGAAAGTAGGAAACGCACACAGAATGTATCCTTGGCACGCCAATGTGCAGTCTATTTTTCTCGCAAACAAGGATATGGGGTTGAAGAGCTGGGCAAGGTTTTTAACCGCAATCATAGTAATATATCTCACACCTGTCGTGCAATAAGGGACATGCTTGAATGCGATCCTGAGATGGCTGCCAAGATTAACCTGGTGGGAAAAAACATAGATGCCAACTAGCAATGGAAAAGGGAGAAAAGATAACACTGTGCGTGAAGAAACGAACCCCTTCCTTGAACACACTTCTGGGTATGAATCGGTGGGCGCGAGTAAAAGAGAAGAGAGAAATGCAGAAGGAGGCGATGCTCGCCATCGAGTCCGCATTATCTCAAAGCGAGTCAGAATCTGCGACCCGGACAACCTCGTTGGGGGAGTTAAGTACCTTGTCGATTCGCTCAGGGCTGCGGACATTATTCCAGAAGATGACCCTCAAGCGATCACCCTCGAAGTCAGTCAAGAGAAAGTCAAAACCTACAAGGAGGAAGAGACGTGGGTAGAGGTGAGCGTCAATGACTGAGTTTGACACCAGCCTATCTATTGGCAAGCTGCGTGAGGCCGAAATAATAGCGTTCTTTCAATCCCAAGGGCATAAGCCCATACCCATACCAGGCAAGTTCTCAGGCTTTGATTTCTTCTTAGCTAATACTAAGCAAGGATATGAGGTAAAACAGGATTGGAAGGCGCATTATTCTGGCAACCTCGTGGTGGAGGTTGAGATGTATGGCAAGCGATCCGGGTTGATGGCAACCACCGCAGATTGGTGGATCTTTGATACAAAAACGGAGTTTATATTCATCACTCCACAAGCAATTAAAAACTTAATAGTAGAAACAAATCCACCATTAAGGCAGTTCACAGGCAAAGGAGATACCCACCCCAAAAAAGCATATTTGATAAAAACTGACTTGATAAAGAACTATTCTGCTAAAATTCTAGAACATAATATACTAGAAAAACCTACAAATTAGTACATAAAATGGACTTCGATAAAAAACTAACTACAACACAAAGAATCACATATGCAGTAACATTCATCAGTGCGGTAATCGTATGGATCTACATCATATTTGCATTTTTAATAGCAATAATTGGAGGATAAAAATATGACAGAAGAAGAAAAAGAAGAAGAGAAAAGTTACACCACATCTTTCCGATTAAACGAGTCTGCAAACGCAAGATTAATGTTGTTTTGCGAGCTTACAGGAATGAGGAAATCTGAGGTCGTAAAAGCAGCGATTTCACAGTTCATTGCACCGACCATCCAAAATGCCAATGTAATACCCCCGTATTACAATCCTCGCGCGCACACGTGTGTAGATAATGTTATTATATCTAAAGATATAATGAAAAATAATACAGAGGTAAAAAATAAGGATGCAAAAAAAGAGGAAACTCATGCATGGTTTCAAGCATTCTGGGAAGTATGTAAAAACCAGCAATTTGCAAGACGTGTTGTCAAGACTATCAGATTAAATTGGGATGATCTCTCACAGCTTGATCCGAAGACAGTTGCAGAGAAATACAACGAGCATTTTCATGCTAAAGGAAATTATGCAAAACATCCAAACTCATGGTTGAATGATGGAGGGTATGATAACGCTGTAAATAATTCTGTTTCAACCCATGGCTTAAATTTTGATGTAACTACAAAACACCCGGATGATTGATTACGAACTTGCAGAGCAAGCAGTTCTCTCAAGCATGCTGCATGATGAAAGTGGAGTAGCTACTGCACAAGCAGGTGAGTCTCTTACCAAGGATGACTTTTCTAGCATGGATCGTTCCACGATCTTTGAAACGTGCTTACGGTTATCACCTGCCAATGAGATTGATTTAATCATAGAACATCCAGAGTTGAAACAAGAAGTAATCTTTTTGAGCGAGAAATATGGTGGTGGTGGCATTGAAAGATACATTGAATATTTAATAGATCATCGTAATACGAGATCCGTGGAGCGTGCATTATGGCAAGCAAACGATGATTTAAAAGCAAGTAAACCAGCAGAAGAGATAAGTCAGACATTTGTTAACACCATTGCTAAATCACTTTCTCAAAGAAAGGGCGTGGTAAGTTGTGGTGCAGCAAGTAAAGAAGCATTTGCAGAATTTCTCGAAGTGGATGCAGGTGGAACGCAAGCAATACCCACAGGATTGGAAAAGCTTGATGCTATTCTTGGAGGTGGTTTCAAGAAAGGTAGCCTGTATGTGCTTGCAGCACGCCCAGGAGTTGGGAAGAGTGCATTAGCCATACAGATGACCTACGAGACTGCAAAGCGTGGCCTGCGTGCAAGCTATGCAAGCTTGGAAATGTCATCATCTGAATGTGCTG